CTCTTCCGTTTCTCTATCCGAGCCATATTTTGCAAGGCTTTCCGAAGATTCTCCGAATTTTGAACAGATTCGGCCGAGATTGAAAACGAACACGGAGAGTGGTGACAGGTCATTGTTGCTGGATTTGGAAGAGTTTGCACACTCGGTTTTGAATGTAAATTTGATGCCCTGGCAGTCTCAGGTTTTGGGTGACATGTTGAGCATTGACCCTGAAACGGGGCGTTTGGATTTTCGCCAGGCGTTGGTTTCGGTGGCTCGCCAAAATGGTAAGAGTGTGGCGCTCCGTGTGCTAGTGGCGTGGTGGTTGGTTCGGATGGTTCATATTCGAGGCGAGTCACAAACTGTTTTGACTACGGCGCACCGCCTCGACCTGGCAACCGAATTGTTCAATTCTTTGGCTGAGATTTTGGAGGCAAAATTTGATGCAAAAATTGTGTGGTCATATGGCCGCCAATCTGCCACCATCGATTGGGGCGGTGGTTTGCAATCCAGGTGGATTGTTCGAGCGGCCACACCATCGGCAGGTCATGGTTTGAGTGTTGATTTGTGTGTCATTGACGAGTTGTTTGACTGTTCTCCGGCCGCCGTTGATGATGCACTCATCCCCACTATGCGAGCCAGGCGTGACCCTTTACTCGCCATGTGGAGTACGGCAGGCACTACGGAGTCGGAGGTTATGCTCCGTTTCCGTACTAGGGGCATGGCTGAGATTGATACGAAAACAAAATCTCGTTTGTATTTCTGTGAATATTCACCGCCTGCAAATCTCAACCCTTTGAGCCTGGAGGCCGCCACCTGGGCGAACCCTGCCCTGGGTATCACAGTCGATGAGGAAACAATTTTGGATGAATTGAAAAACCCAAACACATCGGCAACGCTCCGTTCGGTTTGCAATCTTTGGATTACTAGTTCCCGTTCATGGCTGGAAAATGGTTTGTTTGAATCGTTGGGTGATGTTGAGGCAATGCCTGATGGTGGTGTGCTAGCGGTTGAGGCATCCTCCGATGACCATCGTTTTGTTGGTGTTCGGGCTGTGGCTAATGGGGAAACTGTGTTGGTCACCGTGGAATTCATTGTGGACAATCTCAATGATTTGTGGAAATCAATCGAGGAATGCAAACAAAACCACAAAGGTTTGCAGGTTGTTGTGGCGGCCTCACTCGATTTGCATTTGCCGAAATCGTTGCATGGTCGGGCTGTGTTGGTTGGCGTAAAGGAACTACAGAAATGGACTACTTTGGTGCGCTCGATGATTATGTCAAAACAAGTACGGCACACAGGCGAATCGCTACTTGTGGAGCAGGTCGATAGAACTGTCTTATCGAAACACAACGGCGTGAACACGATTTCGAGCGCCCGTTCTCCCGGCCCAATCGAGTTGTGCCGTGCATTGGTGTGGGCTGTAGCAACAGCAGGCAAACCCAGGGCAAAAGCAACGGCCGCATTCGCTAGCGCAAAATAATCTGCAAACATTCACACAACATGTTTTGTGTTGTGTAACATCCCAAACGGAATGGCACTATTTTCTCGCAAGGTCAAGGCTGAATTCGCAAGCGCACCTATCAAGGCGGCCGCTGGCGTAGCAGGCTCAGGCATTGGTTCCTATTACACCTACACCGTAGGCACAGCAGAATTGCAAAGCCTTAGCGTGGGTGTCATCAGCCGTGCCAGGGATTTGATGGCCGCCCTAATCGGAGGGCTGGAATTCAAGCACTACTCCAAACAATGGACAGGCGAAAAATACGAGGAAATTTATTTGCCTCTCGAAACCTGGATGGAACGCCCCGACCCGTACAACACCAGGAATTTCATCCTCGCAAATACGCTGTCGGATTTATTTTTCTACGGCCGTGCATGGTGGTACATCACCGCTAGGAGCGCCACAACAGGAAAACCAACAGCGTTTCAATGGTTACCTGCTGGCAATGTCTCCACACTCGACCAACAGGGCCCACAATTTTTTGCCGACTCGCACCAAATCGAATTCAACGGCGTTGAAATCCCGTGGGAAAATGTTGTGCAGTTCCGTAGCCCCAGCATCGGCATCGTCTATACAGGCGCACGAAACATTTCTATTGCAATGCACCTGGATAGCGCCGTTGATAGATACGCCACCATCGAACAAGTTCCTGGATATCTCCAGCAAAAAAACGGCGAAACAATGAGCGGTGAGGAACTCGGAGATTTAGCGGCCGCATGGGTATCGGCTCGCAAGGATGGCTCCGTTGTTGGCGCACTCAATGACTATGTGGAATTTATCGAGTACAAACGCAATCCAATGGAGGTTGTCGCCGAACAGCGTGTGTACCAGGCGCTGGAACTCTCACGAATCGCAAATGTCCCTCCATACCTTTTGGGAATCGATACGGGCAGTTACCAATACCAAACATCTGTGAACGCTCGCCAGGATTTGTATCTGTTCGGAGCGAAACCATATTTGGATTGCATCGAACAAACACTCTCAATGGACAATGTTCTCCCCCGTGGCCGGTTTGTAGAATTCAACACGGAAGATTTATTTGCAGACAGTACCGATGCATCGGTGCTAGTTGAACCCGAGGTAGGAGTTTCTAATGATTAGATTCCAGGCATCGACAATGGCACTAGAGGCCGCTAAAGGCGACAAGGAAACAGCGCCATCCATCATGGGTGTTGCAGTTCCCTGGGATATTCCGGCCGTAGTTATGTCGGGCGAAAAAGTGGCGTTCCAGCGTGGCGCATTTGATGTAAATCAAAAGGCCGCCAAACTCGTTGAAGGTCACGATTTGAACGCACTCGTTGGCATCGTTCCAATCCTGAGTGATGAGGAAGATGGTTTACATTTCATGGCTGAGTTTGCAAAAACTAGCCGTGCATCGGATGCCATCGAGTTAGTCAAGGCAACAGCCTATGACGCAGTAAGTGTTGGGGCCGAAATTGTTGAATCAACATTCGACCCGAAAACAAAAACAACAATTGTGACTAAAGCGCATCTAGTGGAACTCAGCCTCGTTGCCGTTCCAGCATTCAAAGACGCACAAATCACATCCATAGCGGCCTCGGAACCCGAGACCGTTGAAGAAACCACAACACAAATTCCTGAGGAGGAAATCAAAGTGGAAATCGAAAAGACAGCAGAGGTTGAGGCCTCTGTCCCAACCCAGCCCATTGTTTACGCATCAGCAAAGCGTGAATTCCGTTTGCCATCACCTGCCGAATACATGAGTGCATTCGTTCGTGGCGGTGCAGACTTTGCACAACTCAACGAAAACATTCGTGCGGCCGCACCTGATGTACTAACCACCGACCTGCCTGGTGTGTTACCGACTCCCATCATCTCCAGCGTGTACAACAATTTCCGAGGCTTGCGCCCTGTGATTGATTCCGTATCTGTACGGGCGATGCCACAGTCGGGCAAAGTTTTCATTCGCCCTGTTGTCACCACACACACCACCATCGGTGCAGTAACCGAAAACAACAATGCAATTCCTGATGGCACATTCGTTATTGACGATGTGCAATTCACAAAAGGAATTTTCGGTGGCTATGTCGAGGTATCCGAGGCATCACTCGATTGGTCGAGTCCTGAGGTTCTCAGCGCAATGCTCGATGACATGGCCCGCATTTACGCAAACCAAACCGACGATTATGCGGCCGGGGTTTTGGAATCAGGCGTGACCAACACAAACAATTTCACGGCCGCCGATATCGCAGACCCAACCGATTGGGTGCAGTGGATGTACACGGCCGCCTCCGACATTCTCAACGCAAGCAACGGCAACCTGCCAACCACATTGTGGCTCGCACCAAACCGCTGGGCCTCGTTGGGCGTTCTCGAAGATGGACAGGGCCGCCCATTGTTCCCACAGGTTGGCCCTATGAACGCATACGGACAGGGCGCAGGAGTATCCGATACCGCAGTCACCGCATTTGGAATGCGTGTTGTGGTAGACCGCAACCTCACAAGTGGAATGATGATTATCGGAGACCCATCAGGCATGGAGTACTACGAACAGCAGAAGGGTGCTATCAGCATCGACTCGCCATCTACTTTGTCACGCACCGTGGCATTCCGTGGCTATGCATCTGCCAAAGTCATCGATGACACAAAGTTCATCAAGGCCGCATTCGTCTAATCCACACGGCACGGCGAGGGTAAGAAATGGCTATCTATCTAAACAAGGATGTTGAAAAGGCATCTGCTGTTTCGGGTGTTTGGTCACTTACCCTCGCCAATGTGGATGGCATCCAGGTCGGGCAAAAAATCAGCATCTACGGCGTTTCAACAAACGCAAATGTTGTAAACCAAACGGTGGCAACGGTAAACAAAACCACAAAAGTTGTGACCTACAGCCACGGCAACACAACCATCACAGAATTCGAGTGTGATGGAATTGTTCATCTCATGGTCAATTGGATTGATACCGCATATGTCGAGGACATGCTCGGTTTTACACCAACAGGCGATGATTTGGTTTACCTCAACGAATGTGTGCAGAGCGCCCTAGATTGGGCATTCCGTAAACGCCGTGAATCGGGATATGTCGATTTACCGTATGCGAACCCAGGCGCTGATGTTCGCCTCGGAACGGGACTCTATGCGATGAGTCTCTACCGTGAGCGTGGAGCGGCCGAAGGATTTGCATCATACGAATCGATGGGCATCGTTCCCCAGCCATCAGGCGGTTTAGGGCGCATCATGCAGTTGCTGGGTTGTACACGCCCACAGGTGGCGTGATGCCCTCAGGAATTCTTTACGAGGCTGTGAACGCAGTCAAAAACGCACTCACAGCGTTGAACCTGAAACCTGTAACCGACCCACGCAATGCTCGACCATTCTGTGTTTTCATTCAGTTACCCACACTCGATGCGTACACATACAATGTGGGCGATATTCGAGTCCCTATTCAAGTGCTTGCACCACCACCTGGTAACCAGGATGCAAGCGATTTTTTACTCACCACGGTGGACACAATTATGAACTCGCCCATTGCAGTTGTTGATGGGCGGCCGGGACTCGCAAATTTCGGAGGGCAAGAATTGCCCTGTTATGACCTAACCATTGCCGTAGCAGTACGGCGAAACTAACAAGGAGCAAAAAGTGGCGACTACCACATTTCTCAGCAATGCGACCATCTCCATAACGCAAGGGGCAACAACAACCGATTTGAGCGACCAGGCGAACGCCTGCACACTCACCATCGGACAGGACAGCCTCGAAATCACAGCGTTCGGTGATGGCGGCCACAAGTTCGCAGGCGGTTTGCAAACCGTTGAGGCGAGCATCACATTTTTCCTTTCATACGGCGCTAGTGAGGTCGAGGCAATTCTCGCATCATGCGTAGGACAGGGAAACACCACACTCACTATCTCACCATCAGGTTCGACCGAATCGGCAAGCAATCCCGAATATGTCATTTCGAATTGCATGTTGGCCTCGTTCACACCAATCAACTCGACCGTGGCAGAAATTGCCCAGGTCGAGACCACCTGGGTGGGTGGAACCTGGGTTCGGGACATTACAGCCCCGTAACTGAATCCGAAAGGGAAACATGCAAATCAAAATTCAAGTCACACCATTTGATGGCGAACCGTACACGGTGGAAACAAACCTGTTCACCATCGTGGCATTCGAACGCAAATTCAAAATTCCTGCATCGCAATTGGCAAACGGCATCGGAATGGAGCACCTGGCATTCATGGCATTCGAGTCATGCAAGCAACAGGGAATCAGCGTTCCGGCCGTCTTTGATGATTTCATCAAACGAATTCGTGCAATCGATGTGGTTGGTGATGACACCGCAAACCCTACCGAAGAGGTTCAATAACCCGAGGGCTAGCAATCTGCTTAGTTCAAACGGGGTATTGGCCTCCACAAATACCATTCGACACGGCAGAACTACTAACTGTTTTAGATGTTCTAGATGAGGCACGAAAACGCAAATGAGCGCAACAGCAAAAATTGAGGTGTTAGGCGCAAAAGAAACCATTCGTGCGTTAGGCAAAATCGATAAGGAACTCAGGAAACAATTCACTCGGGATGCAAAAAAAATTGCTGAACCTGTGTTTGAAGAGGCACGGAAGATTTACCCAAAGGCATTGCCTGTGTCGGGTATGGGGCGCAAATGGTCAAAGGCCGGCAGGCAATTATTTCCCTATGACCCAGCGAAGGCAAGCCGTGGCCTCAAATTGAAAATCAACACAGGCAAGCGTTCCGAAAATGTTTTGTTGATTCAACAAAAAGACCCAGCCACAGCCGTGTTTGAAACCATCGGCAAAACCGCAGGCAACCGCCTGGAGGAATCAATTGCCTCCGTGTCTTACCGTATGCCTGGCATCATTGGCGATGTTGAAGGAATGGAAAAACGAGTTTTGACTCCTGCATCTTTGGCCGCTGGCGACAAGGTAACCAAAGAGATGGAACAATTGGTTTTGGAAATGTCACGCAGAGTACAAAGGCAGGTTTCGTAAATGGCAATCAGCATTCCCATCATTGCCGAATGGAAAGGTGGCAACGCCTTAGAAAAGGCACGGAAAGAGTTTTCCCAACTCGAAGGCGCAGGCGCTAAAGCACAGTATGCAATCAAAAAGGCCGCTGTCCCGGCCGCTGCGGCCTTAGCAGGTGTAGGGGCCGCCCTGTTCGATGCAACCAAAGGCGCAATCGAAGATGCACAGGCGCAGGAACTACTCGCCAAAGCAATCAAAAACAACACCAAAGCAACCGATGCACAAATAAAAGCCAACGAAGATTGGATTTCAACGCAAGGCAAATTGCTAGGTGTCACCGATGATGAATTACGCCCAGCACTATCGAAACTAATCACACAAACAAAATCAGTTGCTGAGGCTCAAAAGGGTGCAAGCCTCGCAATGGATATTGCGGCCGCCACAGGCAAACCATTGTCGAGCGTTACCGATGCGCTAGCCAAAGCGTATGGAGGCAACACCAAAGCCCTGGCAAAACTGTCTCCCGAACTCAAAGGCCTCATCAAGGATGGCATGACCACGGAAGAGGCGTTTGCCAAACTGAGTGACACATTCGGTGGGGCGGCCACCACTAAAGCAAACACAGCCCAGGGACAATTTGAACGCCTCAAAGTTTCACTAGCCGAAACCAAAGAAACCATCGGTGCGGCCTTGTTGCCTGTGATTGAAAAAATTCTGCCTTACCTGCAAAAATTTGGAGATTGGGCATCCGAAAACACCACAGCATTCCTTGTGATTGGTGGAGTTATTGCAGGCATCGCATCAGCGATTTTGTTAGTGAACGGCGCAATGGCTGTGTGGAGCGCCACCACCACAGCGTTCACCGCTATTCAAACAGCATTCAATGCTGTACTTGCAATGAACCCCATCACCCTTATCGTGATTGGTATCGGTTTACTTGTGGCGGCCTTAGTAGTTGCCTACAAAAAATTTGAAGGGTTCCGCAATGTTGTTGATTCCGTGTTCGGTTTTATCAAAAATGCTGTGAGTGGTTCGATTGGTGTCATCAAAGGATATTTCGAGGGTTTACTCGGTTTCTACAAAGGCATGTTCAACGGTGTGGCAACGCTATGGAACAACACTTTTGGCAAACTTTCATTCAAGGTTCCAGGCTGGGTTCCAGGTATCGGAGGCAAAGGGTTCGATGTTCCTAATATCCCCATGCTTGCAAATGGTGGAATCGTCACATCAGCCACATTGGCCATGATTGGCGAGTCCGGACCTGAGGCCGTGATTCCATTATCGAAGGCTGGACAATTCGGCATGGGTGGTGATACCAATGTCAATATTCATGTCAATGGTGGCGACCCCAACGCCGTAGTTGATGCGCTACGCCGATACATGCGTCAAAACGGCGCTATCCCAATTCGGGTGGCATCGTGACCGTTCAGCAATACAGCGTGGACTATTCCGCTGATGGTTCCACCTGGACAGCACTCACAAATGTTGTGGAAATATCTGCACAGGTAGGGCGCTCAGGAACGCAGGACACTTTTCAACCATCCTCAGCCACCATTGTGTGCAGATACCCTGAGGGTTTCTCTTCACCAATTACTGATTTGATTGTCGGCACACAACTCAGGTTCCAGCGCACAGGAGGCCTATATGAAATGTGGCGTGGCCGAATCCGAAATGTTGTTGTTGCCTGGGGCAAACCATATAACTACATAGATGAGATAGGTGTTTCGGACTATGTGACCATCGAGTGTGAGGGTGCCCTAGCAGAATTTGGGCGGTTGCAAGGCAACGGCCAGGAAATAACAACAGACCTTGCGTATTGGCAAATTTCCGACATTCAAACCTATACAGGTTTAAGTATTGGCCAAACATTCACGGTGGACAATTCCCCAACATTGGCCACAAGTAACGTGGATGGTTCCTATGCAGAATGGTTAAACACATTTGCAACAACATTGGGCGCAACCATTAAAGATGGCAGCGGCCAACTAGGGGTTTACACAAAAGATTTTGTGGGCACGTTGCCCGTGGCGTTTAGTGACGTTGCAAACAATGCAACCAACCAGGTGTTTGATGAACTCACATTTGACAGTTTGAGTGAGGACTATTTCAACCAGGTTGAGGTTGAAACAAACTCGTATGGAACAATTGTTGTGAACACAGGTTCAGCGCCTTATCGAACGCTCCGAATCTCAACTTTTAGCGGTAGCGCAAATCAAGCCACAGACCTAGCCAATTACTACCTGGGCATTTATTCCGAACCAACCTTTGGCATCTCATCAATCAGCGCATCGGCTGAGGCTCAAAACTCATTCGCCTTAGATTTGGGGTATGGATGGTGGGATTTGCCTGGTTACCGATGCAACCTTACATTCCGAGGTACAACCTATTATTTGCAAATTTTGGGTTGTCAATTTTCGGCAACACCTAACAGTTCTCGATACACCTATTCGGTCATCGATGGCGACCTCACACCGTATTTGATTTTGGATAGTTCTATTTATGGCATCCTCGACACAAACAAACTAAGTTGGTAACTAATTATGCCTACCCCACCCACATTCTCTACAGGTCAAGTACTCACGGCCGCACAAATGAACACCATTGGTATGCACCTTGTCAAAACACAGACCGTTGGCACAGGTGTTTCAAGCGTGGCTGTGACAGGTGCGTTCTCTGCTGACTACCAAAAGTATCTAGTAACTTTGAGTGGGGGAACTGCATCAACAACCTGCATTCTTGGTCTCCAATTAGGTAGCACCGTTTCTGCGTACAACGGAACTTTGATTTATGCGGCTTATGGCGCAACGGCTGTAAGTGTTGTTAGTACGGCAACAGGGACAACCTTTGTTTATTCGGGGATTGGATATACAGACGGTGCACATTTGACCCTTGAAATCCAAAACCCTTTTTTGACTCAACCGACATTTGTTAGGTCTATTTGGTCTTCAAAAGTTGAAGCAGGCTCTTACGGCGGTGTTATGAATAACACGACTAGTTACACAGGTTTCACCATTACCCCATCAGGCGGTGCAACTTTGACGGGCGGAACCATCAATGTTTATGGATATAGGAACTCATAATGACAAAACCACTCATTCAGATAGATGACGAAATCCGTGAAATGACAGATGACGAACACGCCATTTATCTAGAAACGCAAGCAACCGCACGGCCGTTGCCAGGAACCGAGGAACCGGCCGAATGAGTGATGGCATAATCATCGCCATAATCGGTGGAGGGTTCTCAATCATCGTTGCATTGCTGGAACTCACACGCCGACAAAACAACCGTGACCACGGCGAAAACTCACGCAAACTCGACTACCTAGCCGACCTATTCCGTGACCACTTGAAAGGCCACAAATGAACGACAAAACCAAAGCCCTATTCGCCTCCTATGCCCGTGCATTAGTAGCGGCCGCATTGCCTGTGTGGGTTGCCACCAACGACCCACAACTCACACTCCACGCATTATGGGCGGCCGCCATCCCACCAATCATGCGCTGGGCAAATCCGGCCGACCCTAATTTCGGAAAATCTAATGGCAACTAAAAAAACCAATCCATACATTGGCTGGGACAAAGATGCCACAGGCAAGCGTGAAGGAACCGAAAAACTACTTTGGTTGTGCCAACGCCGATGGAAGGCAGACAATTGGGGAACCTGGGTTGTACGCCCGATGCGAGGCTCCAAAAACCCCAGCGTTCACGGCACAGGCAGGGCCCTCGATATCTTCATTGCAGACAAAGACCACAAACAGGAGGCCGTTGATTGGTTCACACGCCCCGATGTTGTAGCCACCCTGGGCATCCAGGAGGTACATGTGTACCGATGCAAGGAATCCCGATTCGGTAAAGGCTGGAGAATCGGCCGAGGATGGCGCATTTGGGATGCCAAAAACAACGGTGGAACCCCAGGGGCCGCCCACATCCATTTGGAAATTGACAACAGCCTCTGTGATGACGGCGAGGCGATGGTCAAAGCCTGGAAGAGTCTCCCCAGGTTTTAGGTTTGCGTAGGGTTGAGGCGTGGACACCTCCCCAGCGCATGGTAGCCCTGGCGTTTGTTTCCCTTGCGCCAGGGTTACCACCCCCCATTTGAAAACAAATGTTTGCATTTGACACAGGTATCTGTAAGAATGTCCATGTTGGGCCACGCCAACAGGAAAGGGAAACCATGACCACCATCACACACAAACCAACAAAAAACAGTTTGGGCGACTATGACTATCGAGGCATGTACATCATGCGTGGATATGCCCCACGAATTTTCTTTGTGGCTCGCCAATACAAAAACGGCGCTGTTGATTACACACAGTTCAATTCACTCAAGGCCGCCTGTGCATTTGTTGATTTGCTGAAGGCCGGCGAATGATTTCAGTAATTACAGACCCCGAACAAATCTTTTCATTCGGATTTATCTGTGGCTGTTTATTCGGCGCACTCACACTAAAGGCATGCCAGGTAGGTAAACGCATTGATGAACGGAACAAACGATGAAACGAATCCTTGCACTCACATTGTTTGCAACCTTTGCATTCCCAATGCAAGCAAACGCCAAATCATCATTCGATGACCTGGTACTAGCAGAGCATTTTTACTATCGCCTAGCGCAATGCGAAACGGGACAGGATTGGAAACATGAAACCCTGAACTACACAAGTGCATTTGGTATTGCCAGGGGCGTGTGGGAACGCTACAGCCACGCCACACGGGCATCAAGGTACACACCACGCCAACAGGCACAAGTAGTGGACAGGATTGCATTCACAGGTTTTCATGACGGCCGCCGATTTTGGCATCCTGTCGGCCCCTGGGGATGGGGCGCAATCAAAACCCAAAACTGCATGAACCTACAAAAATACATTTGCAAATCACGCAAACCAATCGTTGCCAAATGGAAACGAAACTGTTCAGGAGGAACAAAATGAATGATGAAACCGTCACCGTGGCTGTGCGTATCAGCCTTCACGATTATCAGGTGCTACAGGCACAAGTAGATGCAGGCAATTTCAAACGCATGTCCGATGCGCTCCGTGCCTGTGTTCGCTACACAATCACCAAACTCGAAGAGGCTCCCGAAAGTGACTAACCAGGAAATTGCAAAAACGCTGTTGAACCTTTCAACAGATTTGGAACTCTCCGGCCGAATCAAAGAACACAGAGCATGTGCATTGGCCGCTGGGTTGATTCTCGAATTGACCCCACAGGATTGGGAATTGGCATTGTCACCACAGGATGTTGCAAGGGCGCAACAATTTGCAAACATCGTTGATGATTTGTTGAAAGGCAAATAATGGGTTCCAATTTCGAACAGATGCGCCACGATTGGTGGATTCGCAGAGCAATCCTGCACCTATTCCATCAAAAGTGTTTTCCTGTAATCACTTGCATTCCATGCGACCAATTGAAAGAGGCCGAAGAATTATTCCCTGTGCAATATTTCCAGGCGACCGAAATACACAAACAAACACAAAGGGAAAAGGAAATCCGAAATGGCATTCAACCTGGATGATTACGAGCCTGTGGCTAGCCGAATTCGGCGTTTTTGGGATGACCACCCCAACGGTGCAATTCACTCCGAACTCGTATTCGATGATGGACACCGTTGCATTGTCAAAGCAACCGTTTACCTCGACCGAACCGATTCAATACCTGTAGCCACAGACTACGCAGAGGAACTACTCACCGACCGTGGCGTGAACTCAACATCACGAATCGAGAACTGTGCCACATCAGCCCAGGGGCGAGCATTAGCGGCCGCTGGATACCTGCCATCGGATTGGTCAAAGAAACCCAGCCGTGAAGAAATGGCAAAGGTTCAACGCATGACACCAAACACAGCACCGCAAACATCGAACGGCCCACGCATGGTGCAAGGCATCGACCAACGCATGCCATCGGTGACGGTGACACAACCAGCAGGTGGCGCATCCGATAAACAAATCGGTTTCGCAAAATCACTTTTGAAAAAAGGCGGTTTCGAATACCCTGCCGGCCTTGACCAAATGGACAAACGAGACATGACAGCACTCATTGACCAACTCAAAAACGGGACATACATCCCACCACAACCACTAAATGCAGAGGAACCATTCTAATGGATGAAGGAACAGCACTAGACCACATCGAAGATTTGATGGCAGAGCGTGAGGCACTACTCAAACAAATTCGTGAACTCAAAGCCGACCTATCTCGATGGACTCGAATCGGCCATTTGGTATTTACACACAACGAAGGTTGTTTGCCTAATTGTCGCCGTGCCTGCATGTGTACCTGTGGTTTTGAACATTACAGAGCGCAAGTAGTAGCGGAAGAGCAACGAGAAAACCGCAATGGTTGAATTCATCCAATTTGTTTGCACCTGTCTGTTGATGTTCATCCTGGGTGTTTGGTTTGGCGGCCATCATGGCTAAGGAAAAAACAATGACCGAACGCCTATTCCAGGACAAAATCGAATTCATCGCCAAAATGAATGGGTGGTTGATATTCCACCCATCACCCCATCAGGTGCGCCCAGGAGCCTGGCGTAGCGATGGAAAAGGTTTTCCCGACCTATGTATGGCACACCCAACAAAAGGGCTGTTGTTTGCAGAATTGAAAAGTGATGATGGAAAACTCAGCCCCGAACAAATCGCCTGGGGCATCGCAATCAAACCCCACGGCGAATACCACATTTGGCGGCCGAAAGATATCGAGTCAATTGCCAAACGATTAGGACAAACAAAATGACACTCACAGTTGGCAGTTTGTTCTCAGGCATTGGCGGTTTAGACCTGGGACTAGAACGAGCAGGCATGAAGGTTGTTTGGCATTCGGAAATTGACCCGTTCGCCTCAAAAGTATTGAAAAAACATTGGCCGGATGTGCCAAATCACGGCGACATAAAACAAATCGATTGGAGCAAAATTGAAAGACCCGATGTTATTTGTGGAGGTTATCCATGCCAACCATTCAGCCACGCAGGAAAACGAAACGGAACAGATGACCCACGACATTTGTGGCCATGGGTACGCAATGCCATTAGCGGATTACGACCCAAATACGCAATCCTGGAAAATGTTCGGGGACATGTATCTATGGGGGGACTCTCCGTTATTGGAGACCTTGCCAATATCGGGTACAACGCAGAGTGGCGAATTATTTCGGCGGCCTCTGTGGGAGCCAATCACCGCCGTGACCGCCTCATCATTGTGGCCCACCCCAACAACACAGGAAATCGAACATCCGAACATGACACTCACAAAAACAAATCGGCGACTATCCAAAGACGGGAAATCTTCACATTCGCTGAACCTTGCCGATTCAGTAGCATCCCTCAATGGTGGGAAACTGAACCCGATGTGGGTCGAGTGGCTGATGGGGTTCCCAATTGGCTGGACAGAATTAGAGGATTAGGAAACGCTGTTGTGCCTCAGGTTGCTGAGGTAATCGGAAGAATGATTGTGGAACATGAAAAAAGCATTTGACAGAGAAACATACGATGCAGATGACCCAGCGAAACACGCCGTCATGGCTGTATTCAATTCCTGGGGGTTTGACACACGCCTCAACCATGATGTGTACGGAATTGATTTAGTCGGCCGGGACTCTCATGGATTATTCGGCATCGAGGTAGAGGTCAAACACAATTGGACAGAACAATTTCACTTTCCATTTTCGACCGTTCACTATGCGGCCCGAAAACTCAAATTCCTCGATGCCTTTCCAACGGTATGGTTCGCCACGGTAAACCACCATCGGACACATGCCCTGGTAGTGTCCACGGACTATTTCTCCGAGGCTCGACTCATTCGCAAACATACGAGCCACACAAACGATGAATGGTTCATTGAACTACCGATAGACCTGTTTCATCAGGTGGCGTTGTAGCCACATAAAATTGAATATGACCATGGCCTCGTACGGGATTGCACTGTGCAGGTATTTCACACCTGGGGACAGGGGTAGATGCTCACGCCCCGAAACGGGCAAGGTGGGCAAGCAGAGTTTCCAAACTACAAAAATGGCGATGGTGACGGCCCTACAAGGATTCAAACGGCGACCAGCACAGACATGTGCAAACGGCGGGAGGGACACCTACCACCGAACTGTTTACACACATGAGACCAACCCGAACGGAGTGAGGGGCGGTAGCAACAAACACAAGGGACACACAACATGAACAAACCACAACAACCCAAAACACCCAGGCAAAAGGCCATCGCATCAGCACGGAACAGCGCCACCTACAGAGCCATCAGGAAACAACTACTCGACTACAACCCCACATGCGTGGTGTGCGGCCGGGAAGGCGACACAATCGACCACATCATCGAGGTGGACAGATTCGAAAACCCACACGATGCAAACACAATTGAGAACTGCCAGGTGATGTGCCGTAAATGCAATAGCAGGAAAGGCGCACGATACGGAAACACAAAAAATACCAACACACTACACAATCAAACGCCGACCACTAAAAGTGACGAAAAAAACGGTGAATTTTTTTATTTTGATTCACGCCTGAC